TCATATCGCTGTGGCGTTACGGTCCAGTCATATCGGTATAGGTAAGCCATGTATCGACATAGTCTTGAATAGATACCGCTTGTTTCAAAGAAATAATTTGAAATACGTCTCATTTCTTTGATATCGCGTCTATTAATTGCGCGTTCAACGATTTGTTTATCATAAAGACGATTGGAAGATTTATAATAATTAATTAAAGTTGCAATCTCACCATTTAAAGTATTTTTACCTACTTTAATTTTAGAAAAGTCAAGAGTGGAGGTATTTGTTGTATTAGAATGTAATCGAAAATCTCTTTGATGCTTTTCTTTATAAAAAGCCAAACCGCACCTCCTAATAACCGTTAATTAAATTCATTAAATAATCATAACTTAATCGGTTTTCTTCTGTAAATGGAATAGTTATTAATCTATATCCATGTTCTAAGCAGTATCTTCGTTTTAATGCATCATTATGCTGCTGACGGAAAAGCCCTTTTTTACCACCAAATTTACTAACTGGTACATAATGTTGACGCCCATTATATTCAATAAGACAATCAATATTTCCATCATCATCAAAACAACAAAAATCAAAACGTAAATGCTTACCATTTTCTGCGGTTAAATCATCAAAAATATATTCTTCTTCAAAAGGAATATTTCCATAGGTTAAAAATTCATGAATTTTAATTTCACCTTGGCTTGATAACATTTAACCACCTCCTTAACATCTTACGTTCTAATATATATAAATTTCACGAGATAAGAATTATTAGATTTTGATAAAAATACTAAAAAATTTTTTTAGTGCATAATAGGTTTTGTATACATCATAAAATCTGAAATATTGCGGCCAGAACGTTTTTTACCTTTATCTTCTTCTAACTTACAATAGTATAATCCATATATTAAAGCAGAAAATTTATCGTGTTTAATTTTTTTATTTGCAGGCTTTAAAATAATATTGGCACCTTCAGATTCTTCAATCATATTAAGCATTTGATCTTTAAGAATATTTGTTTGAACATAGGGAAGCAAATAACTTGCACGTTGTTCTGGCGACATCTTCTTCCCCTGTGCCTGTTGCATTAATTTGTCTTTAGCAAGATTATCAGGAATTAAAAATTTAATTTTACCATTCCGCATCTGTGATTGACAATAAGCATACATTTCAGTATTTAATTGAGCATTTGCTTTCATAATATACATAGCATCATAAATTGTTTCAGGTGTTTGAAATTTTTTATATTTACGGTCTTCGTCATTTATAACACCTCAATTATATAATACTTCATCTGTATCTGGATCAATTTGATCTGTAACAAGAAAATCTACTAGCCCTGCACCGAGACCATTCCCGTCAATAACAGCTGCACGACATTTATATTGATTAAATAATTTCTTAAGTTTAATAGCTTGTAAACCAAAATGCTCTGCTTCAAAAGTATAAATATTAACTAATTGTTTTAATGGTACTCCTGATGGAGCTGGTGTAACTTTAAATATACAAGCTTCTGTGGTACATCCAAAACGTCCAACGTCAACACCCATTAAATAATAACCTTTTGCAGACATACGACCATTAGGTTTATACTCTGCAAGATTAAGCACTCTATGTTTATCAAAAATTTCACTATTAAAGAATGCTGATTCAATATCACCAGTTCAACGAGATTCATACTCACGATCAAAAGCAGCTTCATTAAATGTACCATCAAGCCGCAACTGAGTAACGAAATCACGGTCCAAGAGACCTTCAACAACAGGAACTCTTCATGACCCACCTAAAACTATAGCTTCTTTTGGACGTGCAACAGCTTGACAAAGTATTTGAATAAGTTTTTCATATGAATAAGTATTTTTATAACCAGCAGTAGTAATGAATACTTGAGATTTATTTAATGGTTCTTTTGGATCAGTTTCACCATTGACCATGCGATTAACATTCATTGTAGGAACTATAACTTCATTTAATATATCTTGATCAATACCAACACATTCTTCCATAAGACCTGAATGGAAACGAGCACCACGAGTTTTCTCACTCGCCGCAACGTTAGATAATTGAGAACCATTCTTGAAGGAATAGGTTACACTATCTTTTGTTTGTCTTGTTGTAGCTCGTTTACCACGCGTATCTCATATAATTTCACGCTCCATAGCCGGAATTAAAGTACAAATTTCATCTATTTTAGATGATACAATCGACGCAGACTGTTCCTTACCGCCCGCAACAGTAAATACTTTAGCTCCTGGATAAAGAATACATTTAAGCATTAATCCCATAACAGACATAAAAGATTTAGACCAAGCACGAACGAATGTTGCATAAACTATCTTGTGCCGCATAAGACAACGAAGGAATAATCTTTGATAAAAGAATAAATGAAATCTATTATCTGGATTTAAGCTGCAATAATAATCAATTAATCTATCTGGATACATTCTTCAATATGCGATAAGCTCACGATATTTGTCGAGGTCTCGCCGCAACAATTCTTCAGATATTTCAATATCTTTTATTTGGTTATTAGATACTGACAATAAATCCTTTAATGCCATTATGCATCACCACCAAGCATTTCCAAGAGACGAGCAGCTTCTTCTTCTACTTCATTATCTAGGTATTCTTGGAATTCTATTTCTTCTTGCGGCGTTACTTGATCCGCAAGTTCTTCTTCGATAGATGTGTATAGTCCCGCATCAAGAGATTTTTCTTTTTCTCTCTCCGCATCTTCAAGTTTCTTAACATATGATTCAATCAAATCACCAAGACCAAGTTCATTGGTTACAAGATTACGGATATATGCTTTCATATCTTTAATTGTAAAATCTATTTTATCTTCGGGATACTCGTCTGGGTCTGGTAATTGATTAATTAACCCACCTTCGCGTTCGCAGAATTGTACCAATTCTCCGATAGAATCAAGATAACGTGTTTGACCTTCTTTATTTTGAACCTCTGTAAATTTAGATGATTTGCGAAGAGCATCATATGATTGCTGTAATGATTTATATGCCCCTGTATCACCAACATCTAAAGCTTGATCCATCTTTAATTCAAGTTTACAGATTTGTTTAAGAGTAAGTTCACGGTCTACATTAAGCTCATATTCATTAGCATACTTTGTATATGTTTCTTCCATATGAACTCATTCAGAAGGCTTATACACTATACCTCATTTAGTAGCGAGCATCTTTTTATCTTCTTCAGTTAATTCTGCTAAAATATCATCTTCATTTATACCTATCTGCTCTTGGTCAAAAGTATATTTGCGGCTTTGCTGTCTTTCTACTCCCCGCATAAGAGGATTAAGGGTATCAAATTCAGCTTGAGAAATCTCTCCCGCATCAAGTTTAGCTTGAAGATTCATAAATTCTTCTTGCTCATCTTCAGATGCTAAACTTACTCGTGCGGCTGCTTCTTGTTGACGTTTTTCTTCTTCTGCGGCTAGACGTGCTGTATCTGCATAGGTGAGATTACGATATTGCGTCATATTCATACGCCGCAAATAGCGACCAATAACTGAAGCTCCTGAAAAGTTTGCGGGATTCTTATCATAGGCATTCTGAGCTTCTTCTTTTCAATCTCGCTCAATATAGGGTACATCAAATTTTTCAAGGATTCATTTAAAAGTTGATGGATCTGTATTATCTATATACATAGTAAGGCAGGTTTTACAAACAGGATAACGTTCATGAGTTTTCATCATAAAGAATTCTTTTTCTGCTTTTTCTCTGCCGCACTGTGTACAAATAATTTTTTCTGGCATATATCCTTCCTCCTTTACTTTTTATTTTTTTTACGAGTAGAACGACACTCCTTACATTGAGGATAATAGCCATCTTTAGAAATTGGAGAACGGTCATAGAAATAAGGACTTGCGATTTTCCATTCGCCGCACTTTGTACATTTTTTCCAATCCCCATATTCTTCTTGAGAAAAATGTCAAATAAGTCATTCTTTTTGAGCTTGTCTTGCTAAAAGATTGGGAATATTTTTGCGTCAAAGTGTAGAATAATATTGTTCTGAATGAACCACTCCATATCTTTGCCGCATAAGTTCAACTATTTCTTTATTTTTTAATCCATCTATTTTTCAAATAATTAAGTCATAAAGAATTTCATTGTTTACAGCTGTTTGATCTGGTCCAGACAAAGTCCTATGAACTAAATCTTCTAAATCAACTAATAATCACCGCAAATCGCTATTAAGATCTTCATTTATTTCTTCTTTTAGTTGAGCATAATAATTTAATAAAAAAGATATATGTTCTGGTTTTAAAAGAGTTAATGTTGATTTAATATCTAGCTTACCATCTGGGAGTACCTCAACTTTTTCTTCTAAATCTATATATCCCATTTGCCGCATTTGCGGAGAAAGTCGTCCTGTTGTTGTTTGTTTGTATGATGCTTTAATAATATAAATTTCTTGTCATGTTTCAATAATTTGCTGTTTTAATTTAAAACGTTTAGAACTATCAGTTGCCGCATCAAAAGCTTTTTTAAGAGATTGTATAGTTCGCATTTTTTCTTGAAATCTCGGGTCAGCTAAAGCTTCTTCTTCTGATATTTTTTCTTTATAATCTAACAATTGATTTTTATCATTGTTTATAAGGTTATGGAGAGCATCTTCACCACCTTCTAGACTATTAACAATATCTTCATATGATTTTTCTCTTCTTTTAATTATAGTTTCTCTATTTTTAGTAAGAAGGTTATGTCCTTTTGTTTGCCCCTTTTCTCTAATAAATAATATATAATCGCCTAAATAATTAAGATATGTTTGTGTTAATTGTTCTTTAGGAGTGGATGCTATGACTTCTTCAACACATTTAGCTCTCTCTTTTGGTGTTTTAAGTGAATAATCTAATTTTTTTGTCATCTGCTTCCTTTCCGATTTAAGCTAAGCTCAAATCTTTTATTTCTATTCTTATTATATCACTGACAAAGCAACACTGTCTATGACTTTTTTGGATAGAAACATAAAATTTTAAGCTATATAATATAATTTTTAGAGAGGTAAGTTTTCCGAAATTTGATATATTGGGAAATTTTAATATAGGAAATTTTGATTTGGATTCTTAAGTACGTTCTTGAAATTTAAAATTTAAAGTACGTTCTTTGGATTGCGAGGCAAAAGACATTTCACAAGTCAATATTAAAAAATCCCATAATCACCCCCCCTACTAGGAAGTTTATTTATCATCATAATGATGTAACAGTCTTCTATACTCGACCGATAAAATAATAGCAACAATGTCTACACCCTCCCATCACCCCAAGAGAGGACAGTTCGTGCAGCCCGGCTGTCTCGCTTGCTGGCACGTCTTTGCAGGCTTTGTGCGGTCTTGCGCGCACGCTCTCTCGTGCACACTCTCACGATGCTCGCTCGTGTTGGGCCAACACGAGCGAATTGTCACTTACGCATACTAGAAATAAAAATAGTTTCCAAATACATATTCTAATATGATCTTTCATATCCTGAAACTTATGAAAAGATTGTGAAGAGACTGTACACAGATACAGTTAAGGTGTATTATGTACTTGTCAGAGAGAAAGGATACAACATGTTCGCAGTCATCGCCACCTTCGCCAACTCCACCGAGACCTGCCTGCACTGGTGGGGTTCTCTCTCCACCTGCAAGAACAATGCGGCAGAAGCTCGTACATACTCGTGCTACAAGCGCGGAAGCGTACGGATAGTAGAGATTGCAGACTTCACTCCCACAGGAACCACTGCAGATGACTACAAAGTGTGGGATATGCTGGACGCTATGGGGCTGGGCAACTAGCCTGCCCCAGTACCGCACAGTAAACTACAAAGACCTGGCCGCTCGCTGTGGGCCGCAGCGAGCGAATTATCGTTTATGCGCACCACAAGAAAGATCATCCAAGAGAAAGAGTTGTGTAGAGATTGTGGAGAGTCCTGAATCTATCTTTACATGCGGCACGACTTGTGGTACAATGATTATGTCAGAAAGAGAGAGAGGAAAGAATATGTGGACGGTCTTCAACAAGAACACGGGCAAGGTCGTAGCGGACGGGTTCGAGACTGAGGTAGATGCGATGATGTGGATTGACGCGCAGGAGAATAGAGACGAACTGGATTGCGCGCCATTCTAGTCCTGCTCAGAGCACTGGGATAGTAAGACCTCCCAGCGCTCGCCTACGGGCCTAGGCGAGCGAAATGTCCTTTACACGCACCAAGAGAAA